GCCTGAGCCCGATCCGGCTGCGCCAGCAGTGCCAGAGGTAGGCGCAACTGCTCGGCACGCCAGCGCAACAGCTTGGCCTGGTCACTGGCCACACCGGCGACCAGCAGGGGTTGATGAGTCAGAGCAAAAGGATCGATGCACTCATGCACGGCCAAGGCTAGATTGAGCACGGCGGCCGCCTTGTTGCCGCTACTCGGAGTAGGAACCAGGGTGGGCAGATCGCGCCACAGGGCGCGGCCCTCATTGAAGGTCAGGCGTACCAGCCCGTTGGTCCCCTGGCGAAAACTGGCCATCGGGTCGGAGATGCTGGAGTCTTCGCCCAGGGCCTGGCCGGCAGCGAAATGCAGCCAGCGGATATTGCCATCGGCTTCGCGCAGCAATAGCACGGCTCGGCTCTGCCGGGTATAGCGATCATTGGGGCCCGTAGCCAACAGCGGGTCCCCACGCAAATCAGCCAGCGTCAGTGGCGGACGCTCCCAGGCCGGCAGATCGTCCTGGGCCTGCCGCCCCGGGGCAGGATGCAGGCAGAGCGCCAGGGTCTGCGCCAGGGTCGCACCCAGAGGCAGGATGGCAGCGGTGTTCACCAGGGCACCGGCCTTGTCGGCATCGCGCAACACCTTGACTAGGCCACCCGGGGTGAACTGCAGGAAGCCCAGCAAGGTGGTGAGAGCCTGGGTCGGTGAAATGGCCCGCGGCGCGGCATCACAGGCATGGTCAAACACCACCGGAGCATTGCCATTGGCGCTGGCCAGGTCGATCTGCGTCCAGGGCTTGCGCTTGTCGCGGGTTTCTTCCGCCTGCGCCAGGACCGCGACCTGCAGGAAGGGCTGTTCGGGGTGGAACAGCCAGAAATGCTCGCGCCAGCGCTCCAGGTAAGCGATGACCCGATCCGCGGGCAGCCCTTCACGGTACCAACCGGCTCGGTCCGGATCCTTCCAGCCCGCCGGCAGCGACTGGCTCAGGGCACGATGCAGGATGGCCAGCAGCAAGCGGTACTGGGCCACCAGACTAGGCGGCGCCGTTTCTGCCAGGGCGACGATCTCGCCGCTGCGGCGAAAGGTGTCCAGTAGACCCAACTCCAACACCTGGCCATCGGCTAGGCGGACAGGAATCCAGGGTTCGTCGAGCAGGTTGTAGGAGCATTCCATTTAGAACCTAGTCCTTTGAGCGGTACTCGATCAACAGACGAAAGCGCTTGGTTTTCCAGAGGAAACCGGCCAGCAGAAGCAGCCCGCACCCCAGCCATATCCGCCAATCGTCTCCGTAATCCCTTAGAAAAAGCAGAAAATGCGTCAGAACGTTTTCGATAGTCATGACCAGCCCCCACCACCATCGGCAGAGGGACAGTAACCTGCACGCAACCATCTAGCAAGGATGAGTTCCGAATTAAGCGCACATTGCCCACACCCTATGGTGCTGTTAGAGTCTGCTCTCCCCACCTTTGCGGGGATGACCCTGATGAATGCCGCATTAAATCGGTAGAAGCTTCATTTCCCGACGCCAGTCGGGATGCTTTACGGAGGAGCATGCTCCTCCTTTTTTTCGTATACCAACCCCAGCTCGGCATCCAGACGCAGGCGTAAGCCTCCTATTTCGTAGCACCCGTGACGCAAAGGCACAGGGCGAGCATTACGCAGCAGAGGGTGCTCGAAGGCATGAGGGAGGTCCTGGCTCTGGAAATGCTTGACCACGGCAGTGCGGGAGAGGCGTAGCTGGCGGCCATAGAGGTAGGTTGCCGTCCGATCATCCAGGCGCACTGTCGCTGGGAAGATATGCTCACCCACTCGCCACATGCCCTCCTCGGTCACGTCTACCGGAATCAGGGTGATGGATTCCTTACCCAGTCGGGTGGTATTGCGCAGCCCCAGCAGGTCGTCCTCGTCGTTACCATGGGGCTTGCCGCTGTAGGCGGCCGACAACTCGGCGTCAGGATCGAGCACGACGTTGCCGGCCTGGATGCGCTCGTTCTTGGCCGCACCCACGTGTTTGCCAAAGGCCTCGACGTCGATGAACTCGACCACCTTGGCCTCCAGGCCATCGGGCAGTGGCATATCACCGTAGACTGCCTGCACTAGGCGGTCGATGTCGGCGGGCAGTTGCAAGAGGTCTTCCTGGCGTAGTAGCGCCCAGGTCCGACACAGCAGATAGGGAGAATAAACGAAGCCCCAGGCGGTAGCCGTGAGTTCGGGAAAGGCCGGTTGCAGGCCGGCGACCCATAGGCGGGCCTCGGCATGCGCTGAAGGCCGGGACCGCTTCTGGTGACGGTGCAGGCGTCCTGCACGCTGCAGCAGCAGGTCGACCGGGGCCAGGTCGCTGAGCAGAAAATCGAAGTCTAGATCGAGGGACTGTTCGGCCACTTGCGTGGCTACCAGCAGGCCGCGCACGGGTCGCTCGCCGGTAGCCCCGAAGCGCTGCAGTACCGCAGTCTCGCGCTGGTTGCGCTCTTCCAGCGGAAAACGGGCATGGAATAGTAGCACCGGGACGTCCGGCGGCAATTGCTCCCGCAGCAGTCGATACAGCCGCTGTGCCCGGTCCACGGTATTGACGATCAGGGCGCCGCAGCCATCGCCCTGCAACAACGCCAGGGCCTGAGCGGCCAGTTCTTCCACCGACTCGCCCAGGCCCAGCAGCTGGATCGGTGGCAGGCGACGGGCATCGCAGGGATTGCCACGTACACCAGCGGCATCCGCCAGTAGTAGCCGCGGATAGGGTAGCTCCGGGATGTCGGCAGCGGAAACATCCCAGGCCGCCAGCAATTCATCGCGGCGCGCACGGGGTAGCGTCGCGCTCATCAGCACCACCGAACTGCCAAGCGCCTTCAGCCAGCGCAGCAGGGCGATGATGAGATTACTGGTGTAGGTGTCGTAGGCATGCACCTCGTCCAGCACCACCACCCGGTTACCGAGCCCCCAGAGGCGGACGAAGTGATGCTTGACGTTGAGAGTGGCGTACAGCGCCTGGTCGACCGTGCCAACCCCATAGGGCGAAAGCAGGGGACGCCGCCGCTGGGCGAACCAGGTCGAGGCGGTGAGACTCTCCCAAGGAGACTCATCGACATTGCGCAGGTGTTGGACGGTCTCGCTCAGGCTGGAACCACTGTGAACCAGCTGCACGTCAGTAGGTTCCTGGGCAAAGCGATCGAGGAAGGTCAGAGCTCGCTGGAACAACGCGTTGCCCGTTGCCTGGGTCGGCAGGGCCACATAGAGGCCGCGGTGGCCGTTGGCAGCCTGCAGACGCAGATGGGCGAGAAAGGCCAGTTCAGTCTTGCCCTCCCCCATGGGCGCTTCCACCAGCAGCAAAGCCGGCCCCTTCGCCGTCGTGAGAAGACAATCCCCGACCTCTTGCAAGGGCCGTGGCGTGAATGGCTCTTGGGCCGCGACCACCAGATTCAGCAATTCGGCGGTCGTGGCCGGCCGCTGTAGCAAGGGGTAGGAACGGCCCCAGCCAATAGCGTTCAGGGCCTGTTCTGCGCGCTGACGGGCATCCGCCTGGTAGGCCGCCAGGTCATCATGCCGCTCTCCCAGGGGAAACCACTCGGGATTGGAGGCGATCCAGTCGGCGACACTGGTCAAGCCGGCCAGCCAATTCATAGCGGGCAGACCCAGCTCCGCCAGCGAGGGCTCGCCGACCGGGGCGAGTTGCTGCCAATAATGTACCAGGAGTTGCTGGCGGGCCTGGCTCCAGGCCGGCGGCTCACCTAAAGGGCGAGCGCCGCGCACCTCATCGGACAGAAAATGATAGCCGTGATGGGCGCCGATGGCCTGGATGACACCTTGCAACCAGCCAATGGCCAGCGGTTGCAGTCCGTACAGAGGCTGGCCAAGCAAGGCGACGGTAGCGCAGGAGTGATTGTCCACGCGGCAAGCGCCGGTGGGAAAGGCCAAGCCGACTGCGTTGTCGCGCAACTGTCCGTCAACCCATTTAGCCTGGAAGCCAGGAATGGCCTTGCCGAAGTCATGCAGGCCGACGGCAGCTGCTAGCCAGCGCGCTGTGTGCTCGGGAGGCAAGCCAAATTGGGTACTGGCCCAGGCTAGCGTAGATGCCGGCTCACGCTGCAGCAGCACCTCGGCCGTAGCCGCCACGTCCAGCAGATGGGCCAACAGGCCGTGCCCCTGCCCTTCGTCACTCTTGGCCCAGAGGGCGCGTACAGCCGGGGGCAGACCGGAAAAGGTCATATCCATTGAGATGTAGCTCACAGTCCGTTGTGATCGACTTCACATATAGCAGCGATTCGGACCTCGACGCAACAGCAGGCATAAGGATCGCGATTCATCCCCACGCCCGTGGGGAACACTCGACCAACATCGACCTGTCCACCGCCACCAGCAGTTCATCCCCACGCCCGTGGGGAACACTTGTCGCCTGCAAATGCCGCTGGGTAGGTCCACGGTTCATCCCCACGCCCGTGGGGAACACCGGATCCTCCGGGTCGACAGTCAGGTCCACACCGGTTCATCCCCACGCCCGTGGGGAACACATGCCGGCAACCCACAGGCGCGCGGGTGCTGGCGGTTCATCCCCACGCCCGTGGGGAACACGGCCTGCCGGTGGTGGCAACCGAAATCGCCGCCGGTTCATCCCCACGCCCGTGGGGAACACCGCGTCACCGGATCGAAGCGCGGCGACGAAATCGGTTCATCCCCACGCCCGTGGGGAACACTAAGGAGGCAGCACCATGGCACGCGACTACAACGGTTCATCCCCACGCCCGTGGGGAACACGTGCGCAGCCGCAACGCCTATGGCGTGAGCGACGGTTCATCCCCACGCCCGTGGGGAACACGCGTGACCGGTCTCCTGCGGGTACGGCCTGAACGGTTCATCCCCACGCCCGTGGGGAACACTTGGGGTCGGCCATGCCGGGGGTCCTCGGGTGCGGTTCATCCCCACGCCCGTGGGGAACACTTGCCAGACCCGGCCGTCGTCGAAGCCCTCGACGGTTCATCCCCACGCCCGTGGGGAACACTTTACCGCCAGCGACTCCTCCTGGAAGGCAGGCGGTTCATCCCCACGCCCGTGGGGAACACTCCTGGTCTGGTGAGGATGAGTTCGCGATCTACGGTTCATCCCCACGCCCGTGGGGAACACAACGGCTTGACGATTTCGAGCACAACCTTCTCCGGTTCATCCCCACGCCCGTGGGGAACACGTGTTCTCGCCGCTTTCTATGGCCTCTGCCAGCGGTTCATCCCCACGCCCGTGGGGAACACTCCTGAACAGTGCAAGCTAGGCTGGGATAATGCGGTTCATCCCCACGCCCGTGGGGAACACCAACAACTGGGTGCAGCTATGAACTCGCATGACGGTTCATCCCCACGCCCGTGGGGAACACGCCTGCCAAGACCCGATGGCGAAGGCCGAGCACGGTTCATCCCCACGCCCGTGGGGAACACTCTTTCTTATATGTGCCGTATGTTGTCCTGGTCGGTTCATCCCCACGCCCGTGGGGAACACGGTTGATTGATAGCGAATATCTCCCGGTTTGGCGGTTCATCCCCACGCCCGTGGGGAACACTTGACGTTCGTGTAACTCCCGAGCAATGCAAGCGGTTCATCCCCACGCCCGTGGGGAACACACCAACCATAACCCACTGTTCTAGTTAGATAAAATAGACCCACAAAAATCTACCGACTTTCTGCCCTTCCGCTGGCCATACAAACCTCCCTCACGTACTGCTGCAATGCCTTTAGGGCAATCTGGTCGGCGATGATGCCGGCCCGGATATCGAGAACGTTTCGTCCAGCAGCTGGAGCGAGTTCGACGGTGGCTGCATCGTCCATGCGGGCGGGCCCGGTGGCAGCGCTGGCGACGGGCACTGGGCCGGCAGAGCCTGTGCAGGAACCCGCGACCCGCACCCGGCCGCCAGCAGCAAGACGAGCCCGCAGGCGGTCATTTTCAGCATTCGCATTCTTCAGTTCCTCGGTGGATTTCTGGTCCAGGGCCGCCAGCGCCTGCTGGGCGGCCTGCTGCTGCGCCAGCGCCCGTGAAACCTGGCGCGCGGCGGCGTTCGAGATGGCGGCCAGGTCGGCCTGGTGGGCTGTGTGCTCGCGCTCGGTCTGCGCCTGAGCGTCCGCCACCTGGGCGCCCAGGCGCCAACCGTTCAGGGTCCAGCCGATTCCGGCGCCCAGGGCGAGCAGCAGGATGACGCCGAGCGCCCAGGCCATGGCCCGATATTGCGTCAGCCAGGCGTTCACGCTGTCACCCTCTTCGCCTGGTCGCCGGTAGCGATGGCCACCTGGGCGGTGGAACCGAGGAACAGCGCGCGTTCGGCGGTGCGGCGGCGAGTGAGGCCGTACATGACCACCCCGTCGTTCTTGTTCCAGAGCAGGAACTGCTCGGCGGCGCCGGCATAGTCTTGGCCGTTCAGCTTGCGCAGCAGCGTGGACTCGCCCAGGCCCTCGGCCTTGCCGTTGTGGTTCTCGTCCAGGCCGACGTTGTAGGCGAACGAGACCAGGGCATCGAACTGGCCCTGGGTCAGAGGCACCCTCACCAGGCGCGCGACGCCGGCCTCAGTGATGGCGAGATCCTGAACGAAAGCGGCGTCGGCCTGGGCCTGCGTCCAGACTAGGCCGCGCTTCACCTCTGGCCCCGTGTGGCCCCAGCCGATAGTCCAGGGGTGACCGTCTACGCTGCCTGGGTCGGGATAGGCGACTAGACGGCAGCTTTCATAGTGGTGCAGCAGGGCTATGCCCTCAGGGGATGTCCGCATGAGTTTTCTCCGGGCATAAAAAAGCCCGCTCGATGGCGGGCTGGGGATTGGATTAGGGTTAGCCGGCTAGCTGGGCAAGGACAGCGCTGGCAGCTCGGCCAGGAATACATCCAGCGATGGGATCTCGCGCTCACCGGCCTTCACCTTGGCCAGCTCCTGGTAGGCGTACTGCCACACGAGCGAGCGCCAGGCCCGGAATGCCATGCCGTCGCTCTGGAACTTCGGGACCGCAGGTTCTTCCGCGTAGCTGACAGCGGTAGAGATTGAGTCGTAGCCGCGCCCGCGCGCTGCTGTATCAAGGTGCGCCTGGATGGCCTGCTCGAAAGTACCGATTAGGGCGACCTGAGCTTGGGCCTGCTTGTGCGCTGAAATGATTAATTTGGACGTATCGATGTTAGCCATTGGCTGATACCTACTTGGACGTGCTGGGAGCGGCAGGTGAAGTCGGCAGCTCGATGGCCGGCAGGTGGATGTCAATGACAGTGCCCTCGGTCTGCTTGCTTAGCATCGTGGGGAATGCCTCGGTCTCGGAGGGAGCCGGGCCGACTGGCACCAGAAGGGTCAGGTTGATCGCCCCGGAGTCGTCACACACCACATCGGAACAAAAATGCGGTGAGTCGACCGCTGCGCGCGGCAACGTTGAACCCTTCTCCATGAACGCGAAGTCGAACGACTCGCCATTGATGATGAGGAGCGCCCCTTGGATAGACACGGTGAGGTCTACCGCCGCCGTGCCGGACGGCCTGCACGGCGACTGCGTGATATTAAAGATCATTAGTACCACCAACCGATTGCAGTCCACTTGATAGCCGCTATCGCAGATGAAATCCAACTAACGACCTGGAGCGCTCCTCCAGTGCTTGTTGGGGTGGCGTCCGTGCCTACCCATGAAATTGAAACCTCATGTCGCGTTGTCATGCCGTTCAAGTTAGGTTCACTAGCAAACGCAGCAGGAAACGTAATCTGGATGTCGGGTGAGCAATAAAGCGGGCTTATGCTGATTGAAACATTCGCTTTCCCGGTCTCACCCCAACACCATTGTGCGCCGTCGGCGAACCTCACGTATTCGCCGTTACCATTGCTGCCACGCTCGATGATGGCGCCGGTTGGCAGCCCTCCAGACGAGCGCGTTACCTGCCCTAGAATCGTGTCGGCGGTATAGATCCGGGTCCAGGCTCCCCACGTCCCATCGAAGCGCTGCCGGGTGAACATCTGGTTGTTGTTCATGCCATGGGCGATCTGCTTGACGAAATTTGTATCCCGATGGGTGATGACTTCCAGGTATGAATAGACATAGCTCGGCATATTCGTGCCGCCGTCTGGAAACACATACACGCCGGAGGTGGTGAGCGTGTTGGCATCCGTCGAAGAAGACATGATCCTTGCCGGCCCTCCGTTTGCGCCAAACGCGCCCACCTGGAGCAGCGCGCCATCCGTCGTGTCCCAGGTGCTTGATTGGACCGGCAGGTTGTCTCGAGGGATCGTATCGCCGCTGGCGAACTGCACCAGCTTGCCGTTACCGTCCCCGTTGTCTACCAGCTTCAGTGGATAGGCGTCAGCCATTGAGCACCACCTGCACATTCACGGCGCCACCAGCGCGAGTTGTCACCGGCAGCGAATAGTTGGAGTTGAGCGAGAGCTTCAACAGCGCGCCGCTGCGGGTGTAGGCCGGTAGATACACCGGCAACCCGAGCAGCGTGTCCCCTGGCGGGAGCTGCTGATTGCGCCCACCGCGGCGCACCAGCGGGCGGCGGGCAGCCATCACAGCACCACGTAGTCGTAGTCGTCAGTTACCAGCTCGGTAGCGCTACGGGCGCGGCCCAGGCGCTGATCGATCTTTCCGGCTTGGGCGGTATCGGTCGCGTCGAGCGGAGTGGCCAATACGCCGCCGGCAGTGCCCAGGTAGTAGTCGGCACCCACCGTGAGGCCGGATAACTGATCGTTGGTGGAATCAAGCGGCCAGATAGTGGCGGTGCCACCGTTAGCTACCTGAACTTTCACGAAGCCGGTTGCCACCCGGCCATTGCTGTTGTCGGCCAGGCGCACAGACAGGGTGCCAGAGGCGGCGTATTCGTTGACGAAGGCGCCGGACGTCAGCGCCTCGGTGGCCGGCGCGGTGCGATTCGTTGCCCCTATGCCATCGGGCATCATGGTGAGGTCGAGCTTGCCGCTGGAGTTGAGCGCCGGCACCTTGCCGGCATCGGCGGCGCCGGCAGACTGCACAGTCGGGGTGTACTGCTGATTCCTACCGTTCTTGCGCTGCAGAAGTTTGTCGACCATGGAGCTCTCCTAATCGAGCCGGATTGGCTCTTCGATGTTGAGAATTACCCGGGTAGCGCTGACGGCCGCCCCGAGGCGCACGTCGAAACCCGACGTGGGTGGCGTCTGTGTCAGCGCCCCGTTGGTGCCGAGCCAGATTGGCCCAGGAGTCCACGACCAGGCGGCGTCGTCGACGGCGCCGATCAGTTGGATGTTGGTTTCGGTACCGGCTGTGGCGGCGGTAAGTGCCAAGCCGAGCAGGAGATCGATATGGGCAGCGTCAGCGGCCGAGAGCGGGAACACTTGGCCGTTCAGCTCATACACCACACGCAGGGCGCTAAGTGTCTCACCGGCCAGGCGCTGCACAGCCGCGCCGCCGGCAGGGCCTGGCGCGCCGGGTGGCCCAGGAGGCCCCTGGTCGCTGACCGCCACCACCAGCACCGGCGGGTCGGGCTCCACGACGATGCAGTGCTCGTCCTCGACGACGATCAGGCCGGGCAAGTCGCAGCTCATGGGCAGCCCTCCAGCGCAATCTGCACCTCGCCCTGGGCATAGCGCTGCACCGTGCCATCAGCGAAGGTGAGATCCAGATCCCACACAGCGCGAGTCCTGCCCAGGGCTGCAGTGGCTGGGGCCCCAAGGTGGATACGCAACAGCCCCTTGCCATCGATCACCAGGCCGCCGTTGGTTGTCGTCAGCTCAAGCACTGGCGCGGCGCCAACCTCAGAGCGAACCACCAGGCGACCGGTCACGCCGGTGAGATCCACCGGAGGCAGGTAGATCAACCTCCCGCCGGTAGGCTTTGCGCCGCTAGCATCGATGACGTTCACCTCTAGTGTGTTGGCGTCGATCACCTTGACCATGTGCGGCCGGGCACTTGTTGGATCGCGATTGAGGTTGGGAAGGCCTACAACCCCGGCAAACCATGCTGGCCAGGCTCCTACAAGGCCATGGCCAGGAGCCGAAATAAGTACGGGCGCGGTAGCGGCGATGCTGGTGATGTCGCGATAGATCCGACCTGGCTGCATCAGCCACAGAACCTTGTTGAGCGTCGTTCCCTGGATGATGCGCAGGGGAATGCAGGCCGGCGTCATGGCTGGCTACTCCAGAGCTGAATGGGGTTAGCTGAAACTGACCTTGAGCGTCCCAGCCGGTAGCGGGTTGTCCGCGACAGGCTGGAAGGTCGACACAGCACCGTTGAGGGTGTTGAGGTTGCGGAAATCCGACATGTTGTACTGCTGGCTACCGATCTTGAACGAGGTGAAGGGCAGCTCAGCCTTGGAACCGTAGGTGCCCCGTATGGTGATCACCAGGTTCTTGAACTGGGTATTCCACACCAGTCCCAACAGCTCACCGGCGACACCGGGGTTAGCCTTGCCGCCGGGAATGGTGGTGGCACCACTCGGTTTGACACTGCCAAGCGGGTAGGCGTAGTCGCCCGAGTAGAGCGTGAAGCCGTACCACTGGTTGCTCTTGAACTCGGAGACGACGGTGACTCCCCCCTCAAGCACGCTGACACGATCATCCATCGCGGCCAGGGCCTGCTGCAGCGTGGTGACCTGTCCGGCCACGGCGAACAGGTCGCCCAGCAGCCCCGCCGTGAGGGCACAGTAGATGACGCTCCCCGCCTTCCATTCGCGTGCGCTTGTGCCCTCCTGACCACGGATCAGGGTGGCGGTACCGCTCGAAACCGTGGCGGCCACGATCTCCCAGCCCGTGGCCTTGGTGCCCGAGTCGGCCAGCGTAAGCCGGTAGACGCCATCGGGCAGACCGAGCGTGCAGGAGGTAGCGCCGGACGCCAGGGTGATGGACTGGCTCCAGTTGTTCACAAAATTCATCGAGATTCCTCTGTCAGGTGTAGCAGACCGGCCGCCGAGAGCGGGCCACGGCATGGGTCACTGGACACCAACTGGCGTAGATGCTGCTGCCGCCGAGGGCATAGCCGAAGGGCACGATCAGCGCCGGCACTTCCTGGGCGCCATCCGGCGTGGCGACTTCAGGTTGCCAGGTGGTTTGATCGCTGAAGGCCAGGGCCGCACCGACGACCTGGTTCGAGAGTCGTTGCGGAATCAAAAGGATGTCCGCGCTAGCGCCATTGCGCCACCAACGCCCGGAGCGCTTGCTGATCGAATAGGGGATCTCGCCGGGCTCGTTGGTGGCTTCCGGCACAAAGGCATAGCGCCCGCCAATGACTATGACCCCGCTACTGGCCGGCACATCGGCCTGAGCGTTGACCGTCTGGGTGTCGCCCGTGGAATAGGTCACCTGTCCCACACTCTTCCCACGATACTTGCCACTACCAGCGAGCTCTTCGAGTAATTCGGCGCTTTGCTCGACCTTCTCGTCGCACTGAAGCGCCCAGGTCGCGACCACGCTGCCGTCGTAGGTGATCGTGACCGTGAAGGTGCCAGTGACGCGCCCCCTTTGCGTCCACTTGCCCACCAGCGTGTCGCCCGATCTGAAGTCGTCAGGACCTTCATGCTCGAGCGGTGGCAACTGGTAGGTCGTTGTGGTCTGGGCCGACAGCCGCGTCAGGTGCCGCTCTCCCTTCGCATCGTAGTGAATGCCCACCAGCCAAGCGCTAAAGCCTTGACTGGCCGTGCCGCTCATGGTCGTGGCGTAAAGGAACCAACTCTGCGGCGGGTTGGGGCCGTGGCCCAGCGAGTAGTTTCCAGACCCCGTGTCCTCGGTCCACCAGTATTCGGTCGCCCCGGTTAGGGGCCCGCCGAAACCCGTACCCAGGGTCTGGGCGCGGGTATAGAGCGTCGTAACAGTGGCTTTGCACTCGGCGCCGACCCCGGACAACGTGACCTCCAACCATCCCACCGGACGATACCGCCAGGCCTCATTCTCTCCGAACGTGCTGCCTGCAAAATCCATGGATAGCTCAACAGCAGCGCGAGTACCGGTCGGGGTCGCGTGGTAGATCTTCGCGGTGAGCCCGGCGCTCGCTGAACTCGGCTGCTGCACCGCGGGCGTCGACTGACCGAAGTCGGGCAACACCAGAGGGTAGCTGTAGCTCAGCGCCTGGCCGGACAGTACGCCAAAGCGCTTGAGGGTCAGTGCTGGCGAGGCGCCGAGAATATCCACGGTCGCCAGCCAGCACTCGCCGGCCGGGTCGATATAGATCCAGCCCAACATTGGCAGGCGCACACCGTGCAGGAAGCCGCCGCCCTGGATGGCCTGATTCCACCACTGCCAGCCGCGCTTGCTGTCTTCGGCGGCCTCCTCGTCGCTGCGCTCGATAGCCGCGGCCAGCGGGTGCTTGATCAGGGTCGTCGAGCCCACATAGGCGTTGTCCGAGCCATCGTGCTTGTGCGGATGCGGCATTGTCTTGCCATTGGACAGCGGTAGTTTTCCGTCTTGGACCAGACCGTGGTACGGGCAACCCCAGGTCGGAGCGGTCATGTCGCCACCTTGGTCGCCACCGTGCCGTTCGGATCGGCCAGCTGGAATTGCACCGCCGCGCCGTTGGCGTCGGTCATGTTCAGCGTCTTGACGGCTGGCAGGATGAACAGGCCGTCGCTGCTGGTGAGGCCGGCGGGCCAATACTCACGCTTGGGCACGGTCTTGCCGCTACCGTCAGTGGTGACATTGCCGCCGCTGTCGATCTTCTGGGTGACCTCCTTCAGCGGGCTGGCGATGCCACCGCCGGTGCTAGCGGCCGGCCGGGGCTTGAAGTCGGCACTGCCGCTCGTGGTCGGTACTGCACCGCGTGCTTGCACCTCGGGCAACGACTTGGCCGCCCGAGGTGGCGCCACCACGGCATTGATGTCGTCGACCGTGGTACCGCGGCGCGAAGCCTCCAGCGCCTTGCCACTGTCACGCCGCTCGGCTTCGTTGGTCTGGCCGATGGCTTTCCGGGCAGCCTCCAGCGCCTTGCCGCTGGCGCGGCGCGCGTCTCCAAGTGCCATATCACAGCTCCAGGGTGTCGTTGGGGATCACCACCCGGTACTCAGCGGTGGTGCTATAGGTCTGCTCGTCGCGCAGGGCTGCCGGGATCTCCGGAGCGGTGATCTTCATGCGCCGCGGGAATTTCTCCAGGGTGGTGTCCTGGACGTTGCTGTACATGCCCGAGAAGCCATCACGGTCCGGGTCGTATTTGCCGCTGTCGTAGTGGCCGCCGAGTTGAGTGCCAAGCGCGTAGTTCCTGCTCCCAGTGCCAGGGCTGCTGATGGTTTCCGGCGGCGCGCTGAGGGCGTCTGCAGCGGTGCCGCCGCCGCGCATCACGGCGATGGTGGCGGTGATCAGCGCACTGCCCGAACCCAGGTCATAGGCTTCCTCGAGGCGCCGGCACTTGCCGACGGCGGTGACGCCCTGGTCGGCCAGGCGCAGGGTATGCGCCAGGTCCGCGCCCAAGCACATGCTCGCCGGGAAGTCCCAGGTCACCGTGTTGTCACGATGGCTGCTGAGGATGGTGGTCTGGGCCTGGTGCAGCAGTACCTCGATGGCGGCGGCCCGGCGCGCAGCGTTGCCCAGGTCGGTGAAGCCGTCATTACCGCCCTTGATCTCATCACGCTCCCAGCTATCGGCTCGGTCATCCTCGATCTGCACGGCCAGGCGCTCGCGCGATACCTGCTCACCGGCCTGGGCCACGCTGGCCGGGGCGTAGACCTTGAGCGTCAGCCCCTCGGTCACCTGCTGCGTCCAGCGCCGGGCGCCGCCGAAGGCTGCCGAGAGCAGCAGGCCCTCGTAGACATTGACCCAGGGGCTGCCGTCGCCACAGGGATTCGCCATGCTCAGCGGGATGGTGTAGTAGCTGCCATTGACCAGGGTCTGGCCGCTGCTACTGACCGCCGACTCGATCATCTCGACGTCAGGCGTCTCGGACGACTCCTTACGCCATTGGCAGAAACCGCCGAGGCCGCTCGCACCCTTCGTTTCCGGATGGACCCAGGTATAGCCGTTACTCTGCTGCCAGAGCCTGGCGTAGCGGTAGCCGCCCTCGATCTCGACGACGTTGGTCAGCCGGTCCAGTTGCGCCAGCTCAACGCGCACGCTCTGGTAAACCGTGGTGCCGGCACCGAACTCGAAGGCCGGCGCCTGGGCCGCCCAGGGCGTGACGCGCAGGGCGCCGGTGGCCGAGGCCTCCAGGCTGGCCGGGATCGTACCCAGGCGCTCGCCGGCATAGTCCCAGCGGCTGCGCCCCTCGGTCGGCTCGAAGATGTCAGCCGACCAGTAGCCGCCCACCAGGGCATCGATGTCGGTGATCGACATGGCCTCGACGCGCTTCTGCAACTGGTCGCTGCAATTGAGCGTCAGCAGGCGCTGGCTGGCGTCGTAGGACGGATCGGAGACCTGGCCGGTGTAGCGCCGCGACTGGGTCGCCTCGCCGCCCTGTTCGCTCACGTAGTCCAGGATGACGCTGCGACCGATCCAGTCGGTGGGTACCACCGGGCCGGGCGGCAGGAAGATAGTCACCGTGGCCAAACCGGCGGCGCCCTCCTCCCGGTCGACCGACACCGCACCGGTCAGCTGCGCCGAATAGTCTACCCCGCCGATCAGCAGCACCAGGCGCCAGCGGAACGACAGCGCCGGCTTGACCGGCACCGGCTCGTCGCCCGGGGCGGCGCCGGCAGCATTGAGCGGCGCGGTATTCAGAGGGTAGCCGTTGAGCATCACGCCTCCTCGGCGGTCAGGGTCCAATCGAAGGTCGCGGCGCTGGCGTCCATCGCCTCCTCGCGGTCGACGTAGACGCTGAACATGGGCATCCACTGCACCTGGTAGAGCGCGGCACCAGCAACCGGTGAGACCGTGGCCACCTGGCCGGCCACGCTGACCGTCGTCGTCACCCAGTCGGCGCCCACCAGCGCCAGTGCCCAGGGGCTGACATCAGGCCGCGATGTGCTGGTCAGGGTGAAGCTGGTTCCAGCGCCCCGAATCGCCCGCGGCTGAGTGCAGCGCAGTTCCAGCGGCTGGTCGAAGTCCAAGCCGTCGAGCCCTGGGCCCATCCAACCAGTGCCGCTGACGGTGATGGCGGTCTTCGACCAATGCCGCATGTTCACCAGGGCGCCCTGACTCAGGCGCACCCGGGCGCGCCCCTCGGCGCCAACCTTGTATTGCTGGCTGGGCGGCCCGTCATGGGCCACCAGCGGGATTCCGCCGAGCATCACACCCGCAACGGCCATAGCGCCTCCAGTCAAAAAGAAGCCCGCACGCGGCGGGCTGGGTTATCCACGGGTCCGGGTTCGACCGAACTTCTTCCGGGCGATCTCCAGTTCGCTGCGCTGGCTCGCCGGTACCGAGACGGTCAGGGTGTCGCCTCCCGGCAAGGCCAGATCCATCGTGCCGAGGAACGCCTGCTGGGCGCTTTCGAGCAGCGCCGGGGCGATACCGGGAATCGTTGGGACATGGCCCACGGCCCCACCGGTGGCGAAGCGCGGCAGGCGCCGAGCGTTGAGCTTTTCCAGCAGATCGGGCCCGTAGTGCCGCACCGCCGCGGCCTGCATCACGAACTCCCCATTGGAGAGTCGCGCCAGGATGCTGTCCGAGGTGCCAGTGCCTGGGCCGACTATCTGGCCGCCGCCGGCAAAACCCGGCACGTCAGGCGCGCTGGGAGCGGCACCGGCCTGGCCGACGGCGACGGTCAGCGGAATAACGCCCATGGCCTTCATGCGCTCGACCAGCGACTGCATGTCGGACTGGGCTTGCGTGGCCGCTTGCTGATCCAGAGCCGGCTGAACCGGCACACTGAGCGTCTGCAACGCCCCTGGGAAATTCACCTGACCGTCCCCCTGCAGAGCCATGGAACTCATGTTGGCAGTGGGCACGATGGGATTGACCGCAAGTGTCACCGTGGCCTCGGCACCGATCTGCTTGGCCAGGGCTTTCATCTTCTCCACCAGGTCGGCGGCGGCCGCGTCGTCCATGGTCGGTGTGATCTGCAGCTTTTCCAGTGTCGAAGCCTGGGCTTTCAGGTCGGCCAGCTTGGTACTGATCGCATCGAGCTTCTTATCAGCGTCGGTCTTCTCCAGATCGTTGGCCGCCAACTCGATGGTCTGCAGCTGCTTGGCGAAGCCTTCCAGGCCATAGGTGCTCTGCCCGGCCTGCTGCATGTCCAGCAGCATCTGCCGCGCCGCCTCGGCCTGCTCCATCGCCGTCTTGAAGTCGCCCTTGCGCAGCGCATTCTGCGCGGACGCCTTCAGGTCTTGGGCGGCGCCGTAGCTGGGCTCTGGCGTGCCGTTGCGCAGCTGGGTGACAGTCGTAGAGAAGCGCTTCTGAATGTCCTTGCGCGCGGCTAGGATGTCATCGATCTTGCCCTGCTGCGCCTGTTCCAGCTTCTCCTGCTCGCTGATCGCTGACTTGGCGTCGGCCAGGATGCCGTCACGGGCAGTCTTGAGCTGGTTGCGGTGCTGGGTCAGCTGGCGCTGATAAACCTCCTGAGCGGCCCGAGCCTCGTTGTTCGTTTGGCTATTGATTTTGCCGGACTCAACCGACGCCGCGCGCTGATCTGCCAATAGGCCGTCCAGCTCCTTCTGGATCGCATCCCGGCGAGCGCGTAGCCCATCCCGAACAACTTCCCGGCTGACACCTCCATTATCCGGAGTGGTGTCGATCATGGTGTTGAGGATAGAAATCTTGCGCTGCAGTGTAGAGATTTCGTCTAGCTGGCCAGTCAGCTGGCTCCAGCCTTGACCCAAGCTATTGGCGGCGTTCGGGAGCCCCTTGATTGCTTCGGTTATGGCATTGATCGCCGATACCACTCGATCAGACGCGCCGGTCATTTCGTCGAGCTGTTTAACCACCTGCTGGGAGGCTGTTCCCATGTTCTGCATGGCGCCAGCATAGGTGTTGCCAAAACCCGTCGCCTCTTGGCGCAGAGAGGGCAACTGCTTGGTCAGGGCGTCAACGATGACGTCGGCGGTCAGCAGGCCCTGGGCGGCCAGGTCTCGCAGCGCCGAGGTCGGCACCTTCATGCCCTCGGCCAGGGCGCGCATCAGGCGCGGCGACTGCTCGGCCACGCTGTTGAACTCGTCGCCGCGGAGCACGCCTGAGCCCAGGGCCTGGGAGAATTGCAGGATGGCGCCGGCCGACTCTTCCGCCGTGGCTCCGCTGATCTTCAGTGTGAGGCCCACGGCCTCGATTACGCCTAGTGCTTCGGTCTGGCTACGGCCGGCTTCTTTCAGCGCTGGGGACATCCTGGCGTAGAGGGCAACGTTGGTTGCCAGCGGCGTTTGGGTTTCCTCGGCGATTCGCAGCAACTCGGTCTGGGCGCGATTGTATTCCTCCGTGGTACTCGTGGAGTTCTTGAGCTGGGCGTCCATCGCCTTGATGGGATCAGTCGCCTTGCCAATTTCTTGCGCCGTCTTTACGACCAAGGCACCAGCAACGCCTATCGCCAAGCCGACAACTCCCGTTGTGGCCATAACGCCCCGCACAGCGAGAAGAGCGCCAGCGCCAGGCCCTCCAGCTGCACCACCAGAGTCCCCTTGCTGCTGGCCTCGCATCTTGGCCATGGTCTCCTGCGTTTTCTCCAGCTGTGCACGGTAAGTTTGCTCGGCAACGGCACGCTCAGTAGCGGATAGCTTTCCTTCACGGGAGAGCCGCTGATAGTCGGCTGTCAGCCGAGCCAACTCCTGGCGCAATGCCTGGTACTGATCCAGTCCAAGGCTGTTGCGAGAGGTCGCTAGGCCGTTGGCTAGGGCGCCGTTGGTGACGCGCTGGCTGTATTCGCGCCGCAGGCGCGCCTGCTCGGCCGCCAGGTTCTGGGTATCGAGGTCAGCAGCCTTCAGTTCGCCACGCATCTGCGCCAAGCGGACGATATGGGTGGATTCCTGACGCTCCAAACGCTGCAAATCCGACACGGCGTCACGGTAGCTCTGCTGCAGCGCGCGACTGGGCGTGGTTACGGCGGCGAGCTGGGTCCCCAGGTCCCGAACGCGGTCGCGCGCCGTTCGGGCCGCGCGCTGGGTGCCCTCCAGATCACTCTCCAGATCGCGGAACGCATTCACCTGGCGCAGGGGCTTCTCCACCTCGCGCACCAGGGCCACGTACTCTTTGCGGAAGCCCGCGACGTTGCGCTGGGCGTCGGTCAGGTCGGCCTGCAGCCGAAGTTCTACGTCTGCCATGGGTCAGGCCTTCAAGGATCGGAGGAAGAGTCGCCAGGGGTAGTCCAGCACGCGGTGATGGCCCAGGCGAATCAGGGCGCAGAGGGTGGCTTCGAGCTGCGATAGCGCTTCGCCTGGTTGCTGGCCGCCCGGGCCAGCATTGCGAAAAAATCGCGGTTCAGCTCCCGGCAGGCCTCCAGCACCAGGCGCAATTGGCTGGGCCGCAGCGCCTCGATGTCCTCACTGGTGAGCGATGTCATCAGGCAGAGATCGACCAGGCGCACCTCCTCGAACAGCGCCGAGCCCAGCACATCGTCGGAGGCATCCGGCAACAACATCTGGCGCACGCCAGCCACGGTGAGCTCGCGCACGATGATCTCCCGGTCGTCTAAGTTCAGGACGCGGGAGCTGGATAGATCGGACATGGATTTCTCCTGGACATAAAAAAACCCGCCGAAGCGGGTTTGCGGGACCTTCACTCTCTAGCGGGGCACTAGGAACTTGAAAATTGTTCCTATCGTCATGTTAAACGCCACCCATAGCACCATCAGGATCAGCAAGGCGGGGATAGAAGCAATCACCCATTTGACCATGAAGACGACCATTGCCCAAAAGCTCATGCTCAGATCGACGATAACGACAGGCTGCGCTCCTGGATACTTTTCTATCGCGTCTATGACTCGCCCGCCGAAGCCCTTCTCAGCTGCCTCTTTAACTAATGCGATGCGCAACTTCTCTCTTTCGTCCGCGACATTGATTGATTCGCTGCGCATAGGCGCTGGGCCAGGAGACTGCGCCCTGCCCATTCGTTCAACATGCGCGCGGGCTTTCTCCTGATATATCCCACAATGGGGACACTTTTCGGGCTCGCCAAATGCCTCGGGACTATCTGTGTGCTTGCAGGAAATACATTCCATCGTGAGATATCTCCATTCGCCTCTATCGACCCTGCCAGGTGTTTACACTACCAGCGCAGCCATTGCGGTCGTAACTGACCGCGGTCGCTGATTTGTAGTGGTGGCTCACCTTCACATCAATGCCGGCGCCGCCGCTGGCTCTGCGTGAGTCGCCGACGGCTAGGCAAGCGAAACCCTAGTTTGACTAAGATACAAAACCAAATAAAGCAGCTTTAACAATCAATTGCATTTTGATGATTTCAAGAACGCATAGACTTTAGGCAGTCCAGATATATCTATGTCGTAATCATATTGCCCATTAGCCAGAATTTGCAATCTGAGCCGCTTTGAAGACAAAAGCTCTTTCAGGATTTTTGGGTCCATAATTACAACCGCGCCCACCTTTCTTTCCGCATTAGACGTCGATATCGTCGGCGACGCCTTCTTATCATCCAAACGATAGCGATAGGTGGTGGGCCAAATCAAACTCCCTATAGCGAAATCCTTTAATGTATATTGAATTCCGGCATTTCCGTTGTATACCGCAGTGCATATCTTTTTGTCAGTCATTGAGTCAGACGTTAGATGCACATCCCAAGCGTCAATTTTCGCGACAGGTTGACCAATTCCCGCAAATGCGCTCGCCGAAACCAAAAGACCAAGAGCAACAAAGCAAATTCTCAACACTACGACCTCCCTGAATAGAATGTGAAGCACGATTACCCCGAACAATCAGCAACCCTTATCAGACTGGGTAATCACCATCTTCTCTTCTGTCTTTCCGCAAGTAACTAATACACTTCCATCGCCTGTACAAATCTTAGTTATAGAAACGGATGGATTGTCAGATATTGGTATAACCTTATCAGGCTGCACATTGTACTGCGCTATAACCTTTGCCTGAGATATTAAGCACACATCAAAACTGGCTTTGACAGACGTAGTGCTTTCTTCTCCATGCGCAGAGGCCAGAAAGACTAACACAGCAGTTCCAGCTATCATCCTGAAGGTCATCTTGGGTCCCTCCACATCGTCGAGATTGATTCGAGCAATAACCTAACCTTAAACACCGACACTCCTACGTTCTCGGCGACATGTTGAAACACTATAGATTGCCAATCGAAGCTGCTCTACATAGGAAGCTTCACGTCAACGAGCTGCCAAGACAAAAATGACCTTTTAAGTACGAACACAATAGAGCCGCCGCTCTTCTCATCCGGCACTTTTACAACAAACTTATTCACACCCTCATATCCCATAGAGGCGCCTTGGAATGGCTTTTTACTTGATCCGCCACCAGATGTTGAGCCGCTCCCACTTCCCTGCTTAACGTTCGATCCCGGACGGTCTCCCTCCATCAGCTGAGCAAGACCTGCCGGCGTTATGAAGGTCGTGACCATCTTTTCAGCAAAGGCAGTACCAAGCGCGGCGCCAAGCGCTGCAAAGGGGCTACTGTCCTTTTGCGAGCTTAACTCCTGCATGACTTTTACGTTGACCTGATCCCTTACGCTTTCTCTTACAGCGGGAAAATCAATATAAGACGCCAACGCGTCGGTATCCCTATTTTCCGCCGCATTTCTCATTTGATACACAGCGATATAGGGCGACGCCACATAATAACCAAGAGCCAGAACGACTAAAATCGCAATTAGCCACTTGATCTTTTTAGTTTTATTCGAACCCGCCCCAGCAAATCCTGCTGACATATGAAGCCTCCCTCGTTATTAATCAAAGATCATGCCGCGGATAATAAAACCCGAAGCTACCGCCGTTGCCAGGTACTGACACTGCCAGCGCAACCATTACGGTCGTAGCTGACTGCGGTCGCTGATTTGTAGTCGTGGCTCACATTCACATCCGTGCCGGCACCACCGCGCGATCTGCGCGGGTCGTCGCCCTGCACGCTCGCCACCTGCCCGCGGGTCATGCCCGGGACGATTTCGCCCCGTACCTTGGCGGTGCGCAGGTCCTGGTCGTTCAGGCCGGTATCGCAATCGGGTCTGGCGCGGCTGGCACCTACCACGGTAACGCCATCCGATGCTGCCTCAGCTGGCGGCTGTCCGTAATAGGCTGGGGTCGAGGTGCGGCGTCGACGCTTGGCCATCACCGTTTCCTCGCCGTCCGCACTGATGGTCGGGTTGGTCGCGGTCACCACGTCGTTCAGCGCGTGGTTGTCCGGGCAATTGGCCTGGGCGGTGAAGGTGACCTTGCCCTTGGCGTCGACGCACTTGAAAACCGTCGCCGCCGGGCTCGCCGTGCTGGCAGCCATGGCGATGGCTGCGAAGATCAGGTATCGCATGGGTATCCCTCCCCGTTAAAGGAGAGGAATTTATCAACCCGGTGCGGCACCCCGGGCCAGCGCAGAGCAAGGCCCCGATGAGCGGTCCAGCTGACGGATTGAGCGGCGGCGTACTGACTAAGGTTCATCCCCACACCCGTGGGGAACACGTTACCGACGGCGCTGTTATAGAACGTATCGACGGTTCATCCCCACACCCGTGGGGAACACCGGGTAAACGACACAGACGGACGCTCGGGTGCCGGTTCATCCCCACACCCGTGGGGAACACACCTTCTCGATGGCGTTACGCTGGCAGGATTCCGGTCCATCCCCACGCCCGTGGGGAAAACACTGCTCAAGCACCGGGTTGGTCGTTGGCCAGTACGGTTCATCCCC